AATCAAAAGAAACCTCACCGATTTTCTCTTCAAACTCAAGTTCTTCATATCTTCTCCAAACAGCAGTAAATGAAGTTCCTGAAGTGATAGCAGAAATAGATGAACCTGTGTAACCATCAAGTGAATCATTACCACAAGATGCACAAGCAGGACAAGATAAATCTACCTCAAGGAAAATACATCCGTTAGCATCACAAATATCGTAGAATGAACCACCGTTACCATCTACAGGGAATGTAGTTGGTGTTTGTTGTCCATACTGAACAATACCTTTACCATATTTTTGAGTTACAACTCTAAACAACAATGGAGTTGTTGTTGAAGGAACTGGACAAACAGTGCTTGCCGCAAACCCAAGACCTGTATTAGGAAGAACTTTCAAATCAGACAAGAAAGTCTCACTATCAATTTCATTTCCATCAGGACCTACTAATTTACCAGCACCAGGGATATTGTTCCATCCACAAAGTTTGATAAGAACTTTACGTGTGTTACCAACATATGCGTTAGTCAAAGAACCTGTAGCGTCAACTAAATCACCATTACTCCATACAACAACTTGTGCTGGTGCAGTAATTGCAGACCAACGTCCTTTAGAATAGTCAAACAATCCTGGAGGATCAAGACCTGCTTCAGCACCTTCGTAGAACAAATCATAAAGGTTTTTAGCATAAGGATAGTTAGGTGTTGCGTTTGAATTTGGGTAACCTTGTCCTGGATTATTATCACCTGAATTTACAGCTTCAGGAGATCCAATTGGTGGATAATGCTCAGCAGAAGTTGCTCCATATCCATTAGAATATCCTTGGATACGAGGTACGAAGTAGAACAATTTACCGATAGGTAAGTTCATTGCTTGTACTGATACGATATCGTTAGCTAACAATTTAGAGAAAACCCTTCTTACGATAGGGAAAACAACAGTTTCAAAAGCTCCGTTTGAACCTTCAGAAGTTGCTTCGTTAATCAAGAAAGAAGCTTGGTTTTCATACAACTGTGCTACGTTTTCTTTTAGATGTCCTTTAAGTCCATCAAGGAACCCTAATCTGTCCCATTTGTTAATTGTGTCTTCTTTGATAACTTTTAGGTGCTTAAGCCCAATGTTACCTACAAGACCTGATTCTAATAATGCTCCCATTTTTTTATTTTTTTTAGGCTTTATTTAGTTTTATGTATATTATAAATATACGGTTTGTTTAAAAAGTTTATTTTATTTAATTTTTGTCATTAAATCTTTCATTCTTAAGAATTGAGGATTTTCGTAAGTTTTAGACTCAATCAAGTTTACTGCAGAACCTGTTGAAGGTGTTCTTTCTACAGTTCTTTGAACTGACTCTGTAATAGGTAAGGCGCTTGGTCCTTCAGTTCCTAACTCGCTTTTAATCACTCTGTAAAGATTTTTTGACTCTTTTAAAGTATCAACATTATCAAATCTTCTCAAAATGTTGATTTTTTCTTGTTTTGTTGTTGAATGTTCGGTAAACAGTCTTGTTGCGTATGCGAGGTTGGAATTAAAAATTGCAACTTCATTTAATTTAGTTCTGAACAAATCAAGAGCTTTTCTGTATTCTTCATTTTTAGCTCTCAATAACTCAAGTTCTTCTAAATTTTCTACTCTCAAATGACGTGGTGCGGATCTTGGTTTATCTAAACCTTCTCTACCCCAATATTTACCATTACCTAAAGTTCTTGATGCTTCTTTGGTTTCTACCTTTTTTGGTTGTTTTTTACCAACTGCTGGTTTTTTACCAACTGCTGGTTTTTTACCAAATCCTTCATCATTAACTTCCTCTTTATATTCAAATTTAGCTTTACCCATACCAACACCTTTGGTTCCTTGTTTCATTTTTGTGTTAAAACCTCCTTCTTGGTTTGGTTTTTTACCGTATTTGAATTTAGAGGCATTACCCATACCCATACCTTTGGCTTTCATGGCTTTCTTTGACTCATTCATCCAAGATTCATCCATTTCGAATTCTTCCTCGTCTTCAAACGAAAGAAAATCATCTTCACCTTCTTCATCATCATATCCTTCAAAGTCCATATCCATGTCCTCAAAGTCCATATCCATGTCTTCTAATTCCATCATTTCTGAAACAGATTCGTCATCAAGTTCTAATTCATAGATTGTTTCTTGTACTGGTGCAGTTTTGTTAGATGCAAATTCAGGCTCAATAGTAGGAACTGCTTCACCCTCGGTGAATTCGTACTCATCATCAAAACCCATTTCATCATCATCCTCAAATGACATATCATCAAAATCCACCTCATCTTCGTCCTCGTCTTCAAAATCAAAATCAAAGTCCGTCATTTCCATTAAATCTTCGTCATCAGGTTCATAACCTGTTAACATCATTTCTTCTTCAGATTCGCCAAGTTGGATAAGATAATCTGTATTATTTTCTGTATCAGATAAATGCAACATATTATTATCTTTTTTTACGATAACACCGTCATTGTCACCCATAGCTTTGAATACTTTCAAAACCTCTTCGTCGGAAGCTTGGGTTAAATCAATTGTATCATCTTCAGGTTCTACAGGTGGTTCCATCATTTCATCATCTTCTACTTCAGTATCTACCATTTCGGTATCTTGTTCTTCGGCACCTGTTTCATCCTCATTATCAACTTCCACTTCCGTTTCAGTTTCTGTGTCAACCTCATCTTGTTCTTTAAGAGATTCTTTTACTAAAGAGCTGATTTCCTCCTTCATTGTAGAAGAAAGTATTCCTTTTGCATTTTTGTTAAGAGCCTCCTCCAAATTCTTGATTTGGAATAGTGCATCCTCAATAGCTGTTTCTTTTCTTGCCATTATTTTTTTTTCTTATTCATATAAATACACCATTTTATTAAAAAATTCGTTTTTAGACATAAAAAAAAGGGAACAACTATTGTCATTCCCTTTTTTTATTAATATTTTATTTGCGTTTATTCTATCACCTCATCAATTTTACTTTCGGTAATTGAGGTGATTCTCCAATCCATTGTATAGTTTTCATATACTTTTGTGACTTTTGCCTCAACATCTGTTGGTGTATAACCCAAAACTAATTTCTCTTCTTTCATTTTTTTTACTTTCCCTGATTCAGTATCTAACAAATCAGAAGTGATTTTTGCTACAAAATATTTTTCTCCTTGTTCCATAATTTAATTTATTTACCCAAATAATCGGATAAACGTTTCATTAAGTCAAGTGATTTGTTTCCACTATCACCAACATTTCTTTCAACCGCCATTTTTTTGTCCTCCTCTAAATTCTCATCAAATTTCATTCTATCATTTTCATCACGGAAAAGATATGCACCAGGAGTAGATGGGGAAGATACCAAGTCAAAACAGATTAATTCAAAGTCATCCTGAACTTCGTTTTGTTCACCAACTTTTTTCAAGGAACCAACACCACGAGAAGAAATACCAAGTGTAACACCCTGTCTTAAATAGTTTGCCGCTAAATCACCCTTTGTAGAACATATTCCCCTTTCATGGAAACCAGGACTTGTAAGTAATCTTAATTTACCTAAAAGAACAGGTCCATCCCACCACACCTCTGTTATAATGTGTGATACTCTATCTAAATCTATAAGAGATGATTCAGGGTGGTTAAGTTCGGAAAGGGAAGTTCCTTTGTCAATCATTTTCTTATAATTTTCAGCTTCCCTTTTTAATACCTTTTCAGGATATACCCTTCCGTTTCTATTTGGTGTGTTATATTTTTGTAGAAATGCGTAAAATTCAAATGGTTTTGAATAATCCAAAAAGCTCTTCTGTTCCATAATAAAATGGTTTCCGTGAGTTTTCGGATTAATATAACCTGCGTCATATTCAATAAGAATCTCCCTACCTGTATCGTTTGGTCCTAATATTTTCATTTCAAAAGTTTTATAATAAATATTAAACTTTTTCTATTTTTACCTTTTGTGGTTTTGAATTTCCATTTTTTGTCAAATAAAACTTGAAATACTCATTTCCAGTAAAAACATCAGAGTATATTTCTTTGGTTAAATTTTTAAGTGATTTTTTTAGTTTTGTGGATTTGAAGTCTATTGTTTCATTTAAGAATAGATTTATTTCTAAATTCATAAAAGATTTCTTTTTTAGTTGTAAACCGCTTGTTCTTAAATCTAAATCAACAATAAATTTATCGTCAAATAATGTTTTATCTAAATTTTCATAAACGGAGTGTTTAACTGCCCTATTCATATTAAGAACTAATCTTGTCCAATTTTCTACTTCTAATTTTGGTTCTACCCATGTTTGAATGTTTAAGTAAAGTGATTTGAATTCTTTTGAGTCAACTGTGCCATACAATACTTTTGATGTCCTAAAACCGTTGATTTTGGAGGTTTTTCCTTTTTTCATAATAATTTTTCATAACAATGATGTTTATTTTCTTGAAGTTTATGTAAATTTGGGATATATATCAATATAACAAAAAACTAACTAAATAATTTATGCTTATTGTAACAGTCAAAAAGAATGATATCGAACGTGCTTTAAAAGAACTTAAAAGTAAGGTTATTAAAACACGTCAAAATTCTAAACTAAATGAGAGGAGAGAGTATACAAAAAAATCTGTCCTTAAAAGACAGATTTTTAAAAAGGCTGAATATCTTCAGAAATTTAAATCACAAAATTAAATATTTTTATTTAACTCTTGTAGTTTGAAATAGTTGATACGGGAGAACTCTTCCGCGTTTACTTTATTTAATGTTTCATTAATACGTTGTAATGTTTCCGTATCACTCTCACTTTCTTTAAGTTCCTCTAATTTGTCTGTGACACTTTCTTTTATCACCTCAAATTTTAATTTTAATTTTTTTTCATCTTCAGATAAGATACTTTTAAGTTTTTTAGTGTCACTTTCATTTAATGAACCTAAAAAATCGGTTACAGTTTTGTTTGCAACATTGACTAATTGTTTTAGAGGTATCTTTTCTGAAATTTCAGTTACATCTGAAGGTTCTTGTTTTAAGTTTTCTAAAATTATTTTTTTACTTTTAATTTTATTTTCTAACGTAAGAACGTTTGTTGAAAATAGGTTATCTAAATTTTCATATTTGTTTTCAGTTTTAACGTCCGCTAACCAAAGGTTCACCTCATCAATCTGTTTTTTCGTTATTTTATTTACAGTATTTTCATATAACGTGATTGACTCGTTAATTAACTCGGTTCCTGTAGATTCGTTTAACGATTTTTTTGAGGATAGTTCGTCGTAAAGAAAAAACAATTTAATTAAATTTTTATTCTCCAAAACCAATTCCTTAAAAATAAACATATTTGGTTTAAATGTATCTCTTCCGTAAGATTCAGTTAGACATTTTTCCACCTTACTTTTTATTAATCCTATTTTCATAACTTTTTTAATATAAATATATTAATCTTTAAGTATTTTCAGTAATTCGTTTTCAATATCCCCCAAAGAAGAGTTTTTATACATAAAATCAATATCGTCACCTTCTAAAAGTAAATTTTCAAGCTTCTTTTTACTTTCAGGTAAACCACCTGGTTCTGGTGGTGGCGGTCCTGGAGGCGGTCCTGGAGGTGGTGCTCCTCCACCCATATCTAATCCACCTCCTTCAGGTGGTGGCGGTGCACCATCAGTTGCACCACTTACAGTTTTGTATAATCTATCAATAGTATCAAACATACCTGTATGTGTAATGACTGTCGCAGTATTTGCAAGTTCCGCGGCAACCGCTCTTTCCATTCTTTGTCTTTGTGTGTCAATTTTAATATCTTCATCAGAGAACCCAAAAATGTGTTTTTTAGCCCAAGTTGCTGATGTTGGTGCTAATGTATTTGGTATTTCTGTAACTAAATCTTTATAAAGTAATACTTTTTCCTTCCACACATCAACCATTAATAAATCCGCCTGTTTTGATGGATTATTAAGTCCTAATGTAAAATTTTGTAATTCATCCTCAAACCCTAACAAGAATAAATGAATAATTGCAATCTTATTCAATTCACCAAGCATATTTTTTTGGATTCTATTGATTGTTCTTGCAAAACGAATATCTAAAAGTGAAAGGTTTTTACCATCACCAACTGGTTCCTCAAACCCAAGATACGTTTTAGGGATACGAAGTGCTGTAACAAGTTTCTTTTGGATATACTCAATATCTGCTATTTCAGATAAGTTTTGAGCACCCGCTAAAGTCTCAATAGGCATAGTTGCCGCAGGATCTCTCACAGGGATAAAGTAATCTTGATCCACTGCCATTTGATTAAAACGTAAATCAACATTACCTGTTTTATTATCAACTATCTGATCTCTCTTAAATTTGTTTGCAACTCTTTGAACATATGGTTCAACATCCTTGTCATCCATATTACCAACAAACACTTTAAATACCCTTCTTTCAGGTGCCCTTGAAGTTCTATATATTAACATCGCATCTTCTGCCAATACAAGTTGTTTCCAAATCCTTCTTGCTTTTTCTAACATTGAGGTTCCATATGGAAGTTTTCTATCATCACCCAACAATCTAAAGTGGGCAACTTCAAAAGTATTGAACTCCATATTCTTTTCTTTCCAATTGAATCTTAAACCTTTTTCATCTGTTTTGACTTCGGTATTTGGGCTTCTTGGCGTCATACCCCTTTCCATCCTCTCAATTTCAATGTTAGGTAATTGCACACCACCAATTATACCCTTTTCAGGATCCAATTTTAAATAAACAAAATT